AAAAATAAAACAAATAAAAGAAAATATTTAACCCTAAAAAAGGTAAATTGTAGTCCAAAACCTAAAGGAGAAATAAATGATTTTACTTGTTATACAAATAAATCATTATACCGGTTGAAAGAGCTGTGGAATGCAAGACATCCTGATGTTAAAATAAAGACGAATATTCCAAAAGAAATTCATCGTTTTATTAGTGAAAAATTAAGTGGTATTTGTCATAAAGAATCCTGTTGGTTAAAACAAAAAGGAGAATTCGGGCCAGTTGAAAGTGATATGGCCGATTCATTTGCGCCAGAATCACCTCCAGAATGGAAAAAAAATCCGAATGAATGGTTATCTAGTGTTGACATTATAAATGTAATGAAACAATACGAAAAAGCTTATAAATGTTTCGATTTTATTGGACCGTCTCCTATTGATTTCGATACACGAAAATTATATGGTGAGTGTGTTTGGGATGAATTGTGTAATTTCAATATAAAAAATCAAATTAAGCAAGGTAAAAATAAAATTGGTATTATATTTAATACTGATCCTCATAATAAACCAGGCCAACATTGGATTTCGATGTTTATTAATATTAAAAAGAAGCAAATATTTTTCTTTGATAGTACAGGAGAAAAAGCATCTTCTGAAATAATGGCTCTTGTGGAGAGAATTAAAGAACAAGGTTTGCAATTAAATCCAAAAATAAATTTTAATTTTGATAGTAATGAAGGTATTGAACATCAATATGGTAATACCGAGTGTGGTGTATACTCATTATTTTTTATAGTTCATATGTTGGAGGATAAAATGACTGAGCATTATTTAAAAACTCATATTTTAAAGGATGAATATATGAAAAAATTTAGACACATTTATTTTAATGATTCTTTGTAGAAGATAATAAACAAGTAAAATACCTACTAATTACTAATAACTAAATAAATATATAAAAATAGGTTCCTCTATAATAAATATAAAAAATAATATGAGCAATAATCATTTTTTAAACAAAGAAAACATTAAAATGGTATGGGATGTCATTTCAGACGAAGATATATTTAAATTTCTTCCTAGGGATTCACAAAGTAAAGTTTCTGATATATTTTTAAATAATATAAAAGGTTTTTTTGAAACAGAGGGTAGAACAAATTCTAATTTAATTGATATTAATAAAAAATATATAATTTTGATATTAAATTGTATAAAACAAAATTTTTCCAAAAATGTTCCCAATAAAATTAAAATATTAAACGAACCACCAGTAAAAGAATTAATTACTTTCGAGGAAATACAGAATGATCGCAAAACACAATTTGAAAAGGATTTTGTAAAACGCCAGCAAGAATTTACCAACTCAATGGCTTTGGATATTCCGCCGGTACCCGAGTTTACAGATAAATACGAAGAACCTCCAATTGTAGAAATGGAGAAAACAATTAAAGAAATTATTGCAAAAAGAAATTATGAGGTTGATAACTTTAATAGTATGTATAATTCAGACGCAAATAGTGAAATAAACCCAAGTAATTGGCTAAAAGCTCAAGAAACATCGATAAAAACAGAAAAACTTATAAACCAAAAAAAACAACAAAATACTATTACCGATAACAATAGTATATATCTGCAAAACAATACAAAAAACGTTACGTGGGGGGATACGACAGAAATATCTGAAACTGATAACATATTTGAAAATAATATATTTAATAAACTCAAAAGAGTTGATACAAAAGAACAAGACGATGTTCAAGAACGAAATACTAAAGGGCCAAATAATGCAATGTTAACTAATGAAGAACCTACACCACAACCTCGCCAAAATATACAGTACAGTCAGGATACAGAAATAACAAATAAAAATAAAATTGAAAATTTAGAAAATGAAGTTAAGAATTTAAATAATAAACTAGATATTATAATTGAATTATTGAACAAAACAAAATAAATAAATGAATATATACATTTTATACATGAATATATACATTTTGTTATCAATTATTTACAATTTGAATGTAGCCTATTCTATAAGTGCTTTCCGTAGTGAAAATTTAAGGAATACACTTTTAAGAACCATTGTGTTTAAAGAGAAAAAAATGCCCAAATTATTAAATAAAATAAAAGATTGTTATTATGTCTATTATAATAAATCTATTGCAGTTATGGGGGAAGGAATAAATGAATATAATAACAAACTTAGTGAAGAACAAAAAACTATTATAGAAACTATACTTTCATTATGTTACTAATAATTTTAATACCTTTTCGCCTCTTTCATTTATTTCATATGTACCAACTTTTAAAGGGATAATAGATGGATCATTTAAAGCGGCTTTATATGTTGCTTTATCATACAATTCCAAAACATCCTTACCAGTTCTTCTATAAATATACTCAACACCATTAATGGAAATAGGTTTACCTGCCCATTCAATAGCTACTTTATTTGCTTGAACTGTTGCATCGTTTTGTTGATCAGCATAATCCGGAACATATGTCATTTTATCTTTTCTTGCATCACCGAAATTAACACATTTGCCGTTAGAATAAATATAACAATCAAATGCGGTTTCTTTAATTGTATCTGTTAATTGTGCCGTTAAATTTGCTTTAATCTCTGAAATTTCAAAAAGATATTGATCACTAGTAATGGGCTGTCTAGGTAGCGCCTTACTTAAATCCTTTCTTTTTAATTCAATGGCTTCGTCAGATTTTAATTGTGCCTCTGAAAATATCATCAAATAAACAAATACTTCAACCGTTTGAAGTGGCAGTGGCAAGTCCTTATGACTACAGATACGTCTGGCACGACCGATGACTTGTTCTAAACGCACTGGATGCCAATATGGTTCCATAATATGAACATATCTAGTATTTCTTAAGTTAATACCTTCTGATCCAGAAGAAGTAATCATAAAAACCTTAATGACTTCTCCCATATTATTGTTGTGATGCTTGGTTTTCAATACATTTCCAATGCTATCTGGAACGTCATCCCATTCACCATTATAAATATGACGCAATATTTCCTTTTCTTCACTGGTTTCAGTTCCTGTATATAGCGCATATGTGGGTTTGCCTTGATTATTTTCACTTATATCAATTTCCCATAGACCAAGCGAATTTTTCTTTATTTTGAAACGCGCAAAACCATTCTTTTCTAAAACTAAACTGAATAACCCAATACCTTCAGCTGTTCTAAACTGACTGTACACTAAATGTAGACCTTTATTATCTTCGTCTTGTATATTTTCTAAAATATGTAAGAATTTAGGACTATATGTTTGTAGAGCTTCTGGAGTTAAAAAATCGTTGTAATGTTCTTCAATATTTTTAATAGCAGTTTCCAACCTTTCTTTATATGTAACTCCACCGATTTCATCCAATATCTCATCACCTTCAATTTCACCTTCACGTTCATCTTGTATATCTTGTTTTGATTCTGTCCGGATTCCTTCTTTAATTATTTGTGTCATTTCATTTGATTCCATATCTTTATCGTTTTTTTCCCCCTTATTATCATTCTTATTTTTAATTTGAGGAATTGGTCTATCTGGAATAATATAGTTACAAAATAAACGAGAGAAAATACGATATGTGGATGATTTTTCTTCAAACAAATCAGCAGTCTCTGATGTAGGTTTCTTCTTCTTTTCCAACTCTCTCTCTTGCTTTCTAGCGCTTTCATATATTCTAAATTGTGTATCACTCATAGGAATTTTAACTATATGATAATCTACACCTAATTTTTTATCATATTTGGGTAACAAACTTTCTTGTGCACTTTTGAAATAAGAAGATAACCCTAAAATTCTTCTTTTTAAAGCATCAACATTTTTCAATTTTTTATCACTGTCATTAATATAACGTGATGTAAACATATCTAAATTATCTGGAAGTGCCTTTTTATTTAGCACCTCTATACCTTGCGGCATAACATCAATATTATTTCTTTTCAAAATACTCATTATTTTTCTCTCAAAATCGTTGTCAGAAATAAATTCAGTCTCCATTATAGTTTCGCCCTTTTCATTTTTAGTTATATTACTTACGCCTTGATAGCCAGAGTCTTTTTTAATTTTATTTTTGAACCCAAATGGGTTTCTTGTGATAGTGAGAGTTTTGCTTGATGGCGAGTAATCCAAGTAATCAAGCGATTTCTCGCCAAGAAGCATTTCCTGAAGTGTTTGTCTATCTATCTTGCTATTTGTATTAACAACCAAAGGAATTTTCCAAGTTTTAATATAACCGCGCAAAATATTAAAAAGTATTGCAAATTCGTTTGGGTAATTAATAACAGGTGTGCCTGATAACAATACAATTTTACAATTTTGAGCTCTTAATAACATATAATAAAGCTTTGTAGCTAGATTAAGTGGCGTATGTTCACCAAATAAGCTTTCATCTTCTTTTTCTTTTTCATTTTCATCCTTGTCATTTTTTCCTTCTTTTTTATCTTTTTTGGATTTTTTCTCTTCTTCTGGAATGGGTTTTTCTTTTTTTAATTTATTTACAATACGACTAATTAAATTATGAGCCTCGTCAATAACCACAACAGCATTATCAAATATATTTCTTGTAAATTTAGATGTCATTTCAGATAAACGCTGTGCACGTAACCCGTTGTAATTAATAAACGTATATTTTTGTTTTATCATTTCGTTCAATTGTTCTTCCAAGACTTTTTTATCAGTGTCATTCAACTCATCATAATTGGTTGGTTTTTTAACATTGATAAAAAAGGCCCCGTTATGCTTGCGAATATATTCTTGAGGTAAATTTAATAATGCAGAGATTGTTTGCAAAGCTTCTGGATTATCTATTATAGAAATCCATTCCCAATATTGATTACGTTTATATAATAAATCACCAGCTTTTTTCAATTCTTCTATATAATTTGCACGAAGTGATGCTGGAGTCATAATAATAACTCGTTTTGAATCCTTCATACCCTCTGCAATAGCAATTGAACTTGCTGTTTTTCCAGAACCTAGCCCGTGATAGAGTAATAACCCGCGATAAGGAGTATACAGATTTATATAGTCCCGTACAATTTTTTGGTGTGTCAATAAAGAAAAACCACTGCTCGTTTTTCCGATAACATCGCAAGAAATGCTCTCTTTATTTTCTTCTAATTCCTTTCGATATGGTTCAAAAATAGAATTAATAAAATTTACAAAAACCTCTCTATTATTCATATAATAACTTGAAACTTTTATTATGACTGGGAGGGTCTTTTTAGGCATCCGTTTTCGTAAATCGGTGTCACCGATTTCTACAAGTGTTTCAGGACCCAATACAGCGATACCTTTTTCAAGTTTTTTTGTTATCCTTTTCTTTTTTTCTGGTGCTTTAATTGGAATGACTTCAGTTATTTCATTTTCTTCTTGTATTTCTCCTTGTATTTCCCCTTGTTTTTCTTCAAATTGTACTTGCTTTTTAGGTTTAAAAATATATTCTTCCTCTTCATCATCTTCAATAATTAATGGCATTTTCCCCTCTAGTTTTTTTATATTTTTCGTAGAGGAAGGGAACTGAATAGGCTGAGCGCGGTTCCTTTCTTCAGTTTCTCGTAAAACGTCTTTTGTTGTTACCTTAATTTTTTTATTTTCTTTCATTTTCTGTAAAAGAGTTTCGCGGTCAAACCCTTTTTGTGTTTCATCTACAATAATAGGTTTTCTTGTGGGTACTTCTGATTGTTGTATGATTTCTTGTTGTGTATTATCTATTGGTTTATCTATTTCTTCTTTTGATTTAAGTGGTTTACTGTTTTTGATACCTTTGATAACTACTGCAACCCGTTCCCTCTCTTCAACAATTGGTTTAATCATTAATCTTTCTTTTAATGAGGCTAAAGGATTCATTTCTTATATAATTTAAATATATAAATTTTTACATTTATACATTTATAGATTAAATCCATAAAATTGTAAAAACACTCTTTTTATATTTAGGTTTAGTTTAGTAGAATATCTAGAAAAACACAATAATAATAATAATAATACAAATTTAAGCCAATTCATCAGGTGTTAATCCTATTTGTTTGAGTGCTTCATTACACGCGATTTGTTCTGCTTTTCGCTTAATTTTATGTTGTCCTTCACCCATAAATATAAAGGCCTTACCATTGTCCAGAACAAAGTCTTGAATCGTCTTGAAATTATTAAAAAATACAAAATCAACAGAGTCTTTATGAGATACACTATGAATTGGCTGTCCTAGACACAAATAGACCCCCATTTTATATCCTAACTCGTCATCGTGTTCTATTTCCAAATAATGAGGTGTTACCTTGAATTCTTTTTGTATTTTGACTTGCAAAATATTTTTATAATTATCATCATTTTGAATAAGCGCAGTCCAATCTATATGTTTATCAAATACGTTTTCTATGAACTT